GATTGGGATCGACTACGCAAGGCACACCCTGCTATAGAAAGGGCAAATTCCAAAGCGGCCGCTATCTTCAACAAATGGATTGACCCCGCAATGGAAGAGGCACATGATATGTTAATAGAAGAAGGTTGTACTCTTGACCTTGAATGGGAAGAGGATGTAGTTAATAAGCCTTCGCACTACAACACTGGCAATATAGAATGCATCGAAGCCATTGAAGAGTCTATGTCTTCAGTAGCTTTCAAGGGCTATCTCAAGGGCAACTGTTTGAAGTACCTTTGGCGTTATGATTACAAAGGGAAACAGGTAGAGGACTTGAACAAAGCCACATGGTATTTAAATAAACTAACATTAGTCGTCACTGAGGAGAACACTTAATGGATCAGTATCAACAATTTATACACAAGTCACGCTACGCACGATGGATTCCAGAGCATAGCCGTAGAGAAGAATGGCACGAGACAGTCAACAGATATGTAGATTTCTGGAAAGACCGTGAACAGATAAATGAAAAAGAAGCCTTAAAGTTATTTAATGCAATACACAACCTTGAAGTTATGCCTAGCATGAGATGCATGATGACAGCAGGTAAGGCACTAGATAAAGATAACGTAGCAGGATTTAACTGTAGCTACCTGCATATAGATTCACCGCGATCCTTTGATGAGTTGATGTACGTTCTCATGTGCGGTACAGGTGTAGGGTTCAGCGTTGAGCGAAACTTCATTAACAAACTACCAGAGATTGCTGAGAGCTTCCATCAAACTGATAGTCTTATAGTAGTATCTGACAGCAAGATTGGTTGGGCTTCTGCATTCCGTGAGTTGATTGCTATGCTATATGCAGGTAAGATACCGCAGTGGGATGTGAGCAGGGTGAGAGGCTCAGGAGAGAGGCTTAAAACCTTTGGTGGTCGTGCATCAGGGCCAGAGCCGTTGGTTGATTTGTTTAATTTCTGCGTAGAGGTTTTTCAGAAAGCTAAAGGGCGTAAGCTGACAAGCATTGAGTGCCATGATGTGTGCTGTAAGATAGCTGACATCGTAGTTGTTGGTGGTGTTAGGCGTTCAGCATTAATAAGTTTATCTAATTTATCTGATCAGCGTATGTCTAAAGCTAAGTCGGGAGATTGGTGGAGGAACGAGGGTCATAGACGCTTAGCCAATAACAGCGTAGCGTACACTGAGAAGCCTGACTTTGAATCGTTCCTATCTGAGATGCAGACCATGTACGAGAGCAAGGCAGGAGAACGAGGGATCTTCAGTCGTGTCGCGGCACAGAAGATTGCAGGTCGCAATGGTCGTAGAGATGCTGACCATGAGTTCGGCACAAATCCTTGCAGTGAGATAATTTTACGCAGTAACCAGTTTTGCAATTTATCGGAGGTAGTAGTACGAGCAGACGATACACTAGCCACACTCAAGAAGAAGGTTGAGACTGCCGCTATCATTGGCACTCTTCAAGCTACGCTTACAGACTTCCGATACTTACGAAACCTTTGGAAGCGCAACACCGAAGAAGAAGCACTGTTAGGTTTAAGTCTGACAGGTATCATGGATCATCCTGTTATTGGAGTGTCATCAGATAAAACAGCACAGTGGCTAGAGGAGTTAAAACTTGTTGCTATTAAAACAAATAAGAAGTGGGCTGAGAAGCTTGGTATCAATCAGTCTGTGGCTATTACATGTGTTAAGCCAAGCGGTACTGTATCTCAGCTTGTTGATTCTGCCTCTGGCATTCACCCTCGTTTCTCTAAGCACTACATTAGAAGGGTTCGTTCGGATGCAAAAGACCCGTTGGCTCAGTTCATGTCAACCGCAGGATTCCCAGTAGAGCAAGACACAATGAGTCCTGCATCTCTGGTGTATAGTTTTCCTGTTAAGTCTCCTAGAACTAGTACAACAGTTAAACAAGTTGGAGCAATGCAACAGTTAGCTCTCTGGAAAACATATCAGAACAGTTGGTGTGAGCATAAGCCAAGCATCACGGTGTACTACACTGACGATGAGTTCCTTCAAGTAGCGCAGTGGATATGGGATAACTTTGATATCTGTAGTGGCATTAGCTTACTGCCTGTCAGTGATCATGTGTATCAGCAAGCACCCTATGAAGACATAAGTGCTGAAAAGTACAAGGAGTTAGTAGCAGAGATGCCCAAGGATGTTGATTGGAGTGATCTAGAACAGTATGAAATGGAGGACAACACTACAGGCTCACAGGAGTTAGCTTGTGTAGGTGGTGCATGTGAAATTGTTTAAGAAGACAGAGGCTAACATCTTAGGGTTTAAGATACTGGTGAATGATCGGGGACATGTCGTTACAGAGATGAGCGGCATCCCCGAAAAGGATCTTCACTTAGCCTTTAAAGATGATGAATTGTTAATTATAAGGAACATTGTACATCTTACGAAACCAAAACTAGAGGCGTTACATAAGTTCTTGGAGGATGAACTCAACGCCCTAAATCATATGACCTCTTAATGCAGTAAGATATTAGCCATTATACAAAAGCAACAAATTAAATTAATAGTGACTAGCGTTGTCCGTATAACAGCCACGGCATTAGCTTCGGAATCTGTGTCTCCCACTTTCTCGCCTAGGCTTAAAGCCCACAGTTTCCAAAACTTTTTCATTACTCACCATTAACATTTACTTTTTAGACTTAGCACCCGAACACTTCCAACGCTTTCGCGACAAGTTGTTCGGAGTGTTTGGGTCGTTTTGTTTCTTTTTAGGAAGCCCCTTCTTTATACCCAGACTTCTCGCGCAGTAGCTATCGCCTTTACTTGTTCCGGGTTTTACTCTAGGCCCACCGCCCTTTGCCTTTCCTGCTTGACCATAACTAACCTTCTTACCACTAGCTGTAACCTTTACTTTTGCTTTACCTTTTCTGGGAGTAGCCATTAGTAATTCCTCTCTCTTATTTAATTATCTTCCTTGCTTTGCTCTAACGTCACGCACTGCTGTTTTGATTGCATCTTCAGCAAGTACAGAGCAGTGTATCTTAACTGGAGGAAGCGCCAATTCTTCGGCGATATGCGTGTTCTCTATCTTTTCAGCTTCATCTATATGCTTACCTTTAACCCATTCAGTTAAAAGCGAACTCGATGCAATGGCTGAACCACAGCCGTAAGTCTTAAACTTTGCATCTTCAATAATACCTTCATCATTAACACGGATTTGTAAGCGCATTACATCGCCGCAAGCGGGAGCGCCTACCATTCCAGTGCCTACATTTTTAGATGACTCATCTAGTTGGCCCACATTCCTTGGGTTTTCATAATGATCTATAACTTTTTCACTGTACGCCACAATAATGACTCCTAGTTAAGAGTGTATACTTTTAGCTTTTCTGCTTTTCCTTTAGCCTCAATCGGCGACAGTGGCTTTAGCTTAATACTAGATCCTTTCCTAGTGCTAAATCCTATCAACACATCTACACCTGCCGCCTTAGTACCTGACTCTAAACGCGCCGCTATGTTCACAGCATCCCCTATAGCAGTGTAATCAAACCTCTGCTCTGATCCCATGTTACCAATGATAGCCTCGCCGCTATTAATTCCTATCCCTATCTTAATTGGAGGCAACCCCTTGGCCGCAAACTCTACGTTTAACTCTTCCATGTTTATTGCTATTTGTTTAGCACACTCTATGGCTTTGTCTTCGTGGCCTTCTAAGTCTAGTGGCGCTCCAAAGATTGCCATCATTGCATCACCAATGTACTTGTCTACAGTGCCTGAAAATTTTGCAACCGCTGATTGCTGTGCTGTCAATGCCCTGTTCATAATGTAGGTTACTTCTTCTGGGGTTACGCTCTCTGATAGGGCTGTGAAGCCTCTTACATCTGTGAACAAGAATGTGCAATACTTCTTTTCGCCCCCAAGCTTTAGTAACTCTGGGTTATCTTGCAAGCGTTTGACCTGTCGTGGGTCTAGGTAATGCTCAAATTGCTTCTTGATCTGTTGCCTCAGTTTATATTGTTCTTTGTAGTTGAGGTAGAATGTTGTTGAGGCCACTACAAACTCAGAGATCAGCGGCCATGTA